GGCCAGTAGTGCCTTTCATCAACCTTTTTGATAAGGTTTAAGTATTTTTTAAATAGTTTTTTAATCATAATTTAGTACTAGTAATATAATTGAAGTTAATAACCATTCTAAAAGGAACATCTGTGCAAGTAGTACCTGCGTGTTTCATAGTGTGAGGAAATGTGACTAGTCTATTCATAACAGATTCAACTTTAGTTCCATCCTCAAAAAGTGTGTATCCATCATTAGTATTCATATAGAGTATAGATGTTCTAACACAATCTGGAGTATCTTCATCAATCAGATCAATATGCATTCCACCTTCCTCAATCTCTGTTGTAGCTAATGATAAATTTGCTTTGATTCTTATCAGACCAACAGGGTTTATTTTTTCCAAGATAGGAAGCATCATGGAAAATGTACGTGAGTTATGTTGATGCATACGATAAAAAAGATGACAAAATTGCCAATTACGAATTGGATCACTCGGAATTTCAGTATTGACAATCCCACTTAGATGCCAATCAAATGAAAAATCTTTCATATGATTAAACAACTCAAAGAATTGTTTTTCTGGTAAGTAATTGTCAACTATATCAATCATTTTTGTAATAACAAAATGTATATACCATTCCACCAAGAATGTTTATCTTCTGGAATGTCTGTAAGTATCTTTTTTTCAAAGATCACTTTTAATTTTTTGTGTTTAACAAAGTCTTCTACTGATTCTACCACACCTTGCATGTTAGCATCATCTACCATGAGTATAAACTCATCATCAAAAAATTGCAATAGATGAGCTAAGTTTTGATACTGTTGAATGGGATCATGATCTGCGTCATAAAATATAGCATTACATTTTTCTGGTAAAGTTGCATCAACAATTTTTCCTTCAAACAATTCAAAATCATATCTTTTATCTGGCCACCAAGGTGGTTGTAAGAATGCTTTCCTAGGATCTTTATGTACTTTAAATTCAATATCATCTCTCCAAGGAGCATATGCTTTTTCAAAATCATCAATAGCATATCCCTTAATATTATTATTTTGTAGTGCAGAATAAAAAGTTCCTCCTGCATAAACTCCTACTTCCAAATACTTTGTGTTTTGATATGAACATATATTATTTAAAAAATGTCTAGTGATATTAGAAGTTAGTGATTCTATATGAATTCCAGTGTAATTACTCTCAGATCTTTCTGCTTTGTCAATTGAATCTATAATAAATTGTACTTTTGGATTTACTTTATTATTACCTTTACCAGATTTATATACTAGATCACAGTAATTACATTTCCAACAATTAAATTGACATGTTTTAATCTTTTCTCTCCATACATCAATAGGTCTTTCTTTAAGATCTACGTCCTCAATGTATTCTTTATACTGAGGAAATAATGTTTCTTTATCTAATCTCCACCTATTAATTATATCCATAGTTTCTGAAAGTCTAGTCATAGACTCTCTACCATGCATCTTGAATACATCTATACCAAGATCAAGGAACTCTTCCCAATCACTTCTCCAAGGAGGTAGATTTGCTGCCTTAAGTGCAGCTGCACCATCAAGTGCATCCCATTTACTACAACTAACTCTACTAATTCTACTGTTAAAATACTGAGGAATATCACCACCTCTAGTATTATTATAATGATAATGCTCTGGCATAATAGGGCAGTTACCCCAACATCCTTCATTAGTCAGTAAAGATAATTTAATAGGATATCCTTGTTCTGCACAGTATTCTTTTGCTTCTTTAATTTCTAATAATCTATCTCTATCACGCATCAAATCTCTGTCAAGATTGATATAATGAAAACCTGCCTTTGCAAGTTCAACTACCTCATTAGGTCTTGTTACTTCTCTGAGTATAGTATTTTTAATATAAAGTTCTGGAAATTCTTTCTGTATCTCACCAGTCATGACCCACGATGTGTGAGGTAAAGTAACTATTCTAATACCTAAATCATATAATTGTTTAAAGAAACCAATCCATATTTCTAAGTTTCTTTGATCTGGACGAACATATATGTTATTGAAGGTTGCTGATAGAGGAATTCCACTCTCATCACTCAACCATTTTGCCATCCCGATCATGTCCATTTCTACATTTTCAGACACAAAAACTTCACCCATAGCATCCTGAGTAAAAGGTGGGATTCTACAAGTGAAATATAAATCAAATATATAATCTTTATTTGTTTTTAGAAAATCTAAAAATTTTGTTTCAATAAATTGTGGATTAAATTTTGGATTTATCGGCAGGCTAAAAACCTTATTCATTCTTTAAACTAGATTGATCTGTTAACAGTTTACTTCTAGTACTAGTATCCTTATCAAGGTATTTAATTTCTGATTCTGATTCTGATCTTAAACGATCTATTCCAGTTGCAACAACACCACTATATCTCAATGCTGCATTGAGTACTCCTTTTTGATGTTTTTCTGGCATTTGAAGAATAGACTCCACATTTCCCATACTAATTGTTCCAGTAGAAACCATATCAACAGCAGATTGTTTTGCCATTCTAGCAATCCAATACTTATCTTCTTCTTGTTTATTACCACTTAATGATTTTAAAATCTCTTCTTGATTATCACCACATTCTTCTTTGATGTAATCTAAAAAATAACTTTGCTCTTGATAACCTTGAAGAAGTTTTTTCTCATGTACTTTATTATCAATACATTCCATATCAATTTCACATTGTATTAATTCCTGTTTTAAATCATCAGATTCTGATGCCTTTTCTTTTTCTAAAATTTTGAGCCTAGTATCACTCTTTCTTTTATTAATTTTAATCCTCTCTATTGCTTGTTCTCTTGAACTTATTTCTAAACAAGCTTGTCTAATAGCAGCATATTTTGTAGGATTTGATTCTAAAACAAAATTACGACATTGATATTCTGATTGTCCATAAGGAACATTTGTTGCATGATCAATTATCCAATCATCAATTGCATCTCTACTAGAGGAAAGACGGTTTGTTTCTTGTCGTAGTAAATTTTCTGGTGATTCCATCGCTTTCATATAAATTCAAATCAGTGGCATCTTTTCTTGGAAGTTCTGCTCCAAGAAAGTTTTCATATATTATATTTATCTGTGTTATTGTAGCACTATTTTCAATGTCTGTCAATAATGATGAGTTATATGGATCACTATCACCACTATCAATTGCCAGTTGAACCAGCATTTTAGCTGATTGTTTCATCACTGTAAGAGTTTTTGATCTCATATCATCAGTGATTTCTATTTTAATTTTTCCAGAAGTTCCATCTGCATATCTATCAACATCACTATCTCCTTGATATAAACTTCTTTTTTCCCTAACATCAGCCCAACAACGACTTGCTGTAACAGCAGTATCTTCGTCTACTATATCTTCAATAGGTTTAGATGCTTTAAGTGGTGTAATAACTGCATCATAATCTGATTCTTCACATCCACATATAGCAAACCATACTTTAGAATTATGCATGGTCAATGGTGTACTATGACCATCACGCCATGTTTCTGGTAAGTCATCTAAATGTACAAGAAAATACTTTTTAGCCATTTTTAAAATCTTTTATATCTTTAATAAGAAGGTGGAGTAACACCATATGAGGTATTTACAAAGGTACATGCATGTCCCATACCAGCAGAAGACATTCCAGCGTGTCCACCAGGTTCTGCACTACTACTCATAGCATATGTATCAGAGGTGTAACTCATTTTATATGATTGATTATTCTGAGCACCATCATAATGTCCTAAACAATAACCTTTATATGTTCCCATCTGATAGTTTTCCTCACCAGAGCTATCAACATTATATACAGAAATCTGAGAACCTGTAGTATCATTATGTTTACAAATGGGTTGTCCGCAGTTTCCTTGATTCTTCATATAAAAATTACCAAAATAAGTTGAGTTTGCTTTACCCCATCCATCAGTTCCTGGTACTGTACCACTCCAAGTAGCCCAAGTATTAGTACTAAAAACATAGTACTCTTTAGCACTATCAATACTAGTCCATCCTCTTAATCTTCCTTGAGCAGAAGCAGTATAATGCCCACCACTAGAAGAAGTATTAGCAGCTGAACGAGCATGATTGTTCATGGCAAACCTATCAACAGTATTATTATTACCACCCATAGTATAAAGGTTTCCTCCTCCATGATGATAATCTAGGAATACTCCTAAATCTTGTTTGTCAGAACCCATAGTATCATTCATATCAGTTCCTGTCTCAGTGCTCATCTGCATTCTCCAAACATCATTATTATTTCCGTCAAAACCATTATCCATACCAAATACATAAAAATTAGTATCACTAGAACCACCATCACCATATGCCATAGCTTTAGACATTTTATCACCTAGGTCAGTTGATGTATCATTATTATGTTGTGTTCTGTTTACATTTCTCCAAGGACTAGAATCTTTATAACCACCACCAGTGTATCCATGAGTAATGATTCTAGATCTTGACCATTCGCCACACCTATTTTGTCCAGAAGCATTTGTACCTCTGGAGTTAGGCATGGCGTGACCCATGATTGCTTGACCAGCTCTATGTTGTGCCATATTCTTTAATTATGTGTAGTAGTTGTAAGAAACATAAACATTCCATCCACCGCCACCATCTTTAACTAATGTAAATGTATATACATCCCATGCGTTTGCAGTTCCAGTAGGAGCACCAAAACCACCTAAGTATCTTTCTGATGTTCCATTACCATCAATATTAACATCAGTTAACTTCCTAGCAGTACCACCATTCCTTGTGATTAGAGTAGCAGTTACAGACTCACCAGAAACAACCTTTGATGTTAAATTATTACTGCCATCAAATCTGAAGTTAACAACAAAGTCAGAAGAAGCATCACCACGCCAATGCATAACTTGGTGGGTAGCAAGATCAAAGTTGAAGTTACCAGATATACCATTAGCAGTATCTGATACTGATTCTTTTAATTGTAATTTAGAGAATCCTGAGCTGACTATAAGTGAACCAGCAGTCAGTGATCCAGGAATTGTAAGATTTCCAGATGTGTCATATGTTGCTGTGTTACCACCTGCTGTCTGTAATGTGATATTAGAGTTGTTTGCAACAGTAACATTTGAGTTACCAGCAGTAATAGCAGAAGGATCAACAGAAAGTGTTGCCCACTGAATTCCAGTAGAAGTAGTTTGTAGATACTGACCGTTAGTACCAGTACCACCACCAGCAGTTAGTGATCCAGTTAATACAAGACCAGCAATTGTTTTATTGCTTAGAGACTGTGCAGACTCAAGGTTAACAATATCACCACTAGATGCTCCACCAATAGTCTTACCAAGTACTTGAGAAGCACTTAGAACAGTAGTACCATTAATACTATAAGAATTACCAGTAAGAAGATCCATCTTCTGATTAGAAGTCCAAGAATCTGTAGTATCACTCCAGTAGAAATTCTTGTCGTTATTTCCCTTCAAGGTGATACCACCTCCATCGGCGGTAACATCTGTAGCACCACCAGCAGTTAATGTAGCAGCAGTAGCAGATCCAGATCCACCGAATGATGAATCAAGTGTTACAGTGGTTCCACTTAGAGTAGAAACCTTAACAGTACCAGATAGTGTTACACTAGCACCACCACCAGTTAATGTAACAACAACGCCTGGTGCAAGATTACTTGTATCACTACAATTTGTAATTTGATTTGATGCAGCAGTAATGTTACCAGTGAAAGTTCCAGAAGTAACTGAACCAAGTTCAATGTTCTTATCCTTTGCTATAACAGCAACGGAATCTACTGTTGTTGTAGATCCTTGAACATTCAAGTCACCTTTAACTGTTAAGTTACCACCAATAGTGTCTAATGCTCCAACGTATGTTCTAACTGCCTTCTGAGTTGGAACTTTAACATCACTATTTTGTGAAAGAGTTCCGTCTGTTGAGAATTCATTAATAGAAGCACCTAACTGAGCACCGATAGAACCCAATCTTAAGGATGATAGACCAGTCAAGTCAAACGCAGAAGCGTCTAGAGTCGCCTTACCAGTCGCCTGTTCAACCTTAAAGAACTTACCAACAGCAAAGTTACCATCTTGGTCAGTAGAGACGTAGTAAACACGACCTGGACGAGTTTCATCAATCTCTTGTGAAGGAACATTTACCTGATTAGGTAAGAATGGCCAGTTTGTTTGTGCTCTATTTCCTGTACCAACGTCTAGGAAGTCATGAGCAGTTAGACGTACCTGTGAATACTTGTAACGAGTCTTAAATGATTGACCATCACCAGCACCAATTGTTTTCTCATCAGCAAATTGAAGGATTGTAATACCTGTTGTATCCGCAGCAGCAGAGGTAACCTTCATAAATTCATTATCAATCTTAACGTAGTCAGTAGCAGCAAAACCAATACCTGCTGCCTTAACACGAATAGTTTGTGTGGCATCATCAAAGTCTGCAATAACCTCATCCTGAGAAGCAACCTTCTGCTGTAGGATTGTAATTGTAGCACCCGATGTATGTCCTTGAGCACTTGTACCTTCCTGAGCACGATTCAATCTAACAGATGACGCTGTTGGGAATGATACAACACTAAACATCTCATTACCAATGATGACGTTAGCACCGATAACCATTCCTGACACAGTATCAACTGTGACATCATGTGGAGATGAAGCACCTTGTGTAATATTCGCTTGAATTGTTGCAGTTGTTCCTACATTATCCCACCAAGCAATAGTTGATACACCTTCATGTGCAGCAGCAGTACTACCTAATTGTGCTCTAGTTACTACTAAATTACCACGTCCGTCTGGACCAGAGTAACTAGAACTAGAGATAACATATGATCCAGCATCATTATTAGATCCATTGTCAACATACTCAACAGAACCACCTTGGTCTGGAGCAGATGATAAACCTTCAGCAACAACAAGGAATCCTAATTGACCTCTAACAGCATCTGTGTTATTAACGAGAGTTGCTGTAGCACCTGATGTAGCACCAGTAATTAATTCACCCTGTTGGAATGTTCCTTTAATTGGAATGTAGTAAAGTTTCTGAGCAGTAGAATTCTGATCACTTCTTAATTCACCAATAGCATTTGATGTTCCACCACTGATTCTTTCATTAATTGTGAAACTTCCACTAGCAGCACCTTGAGGATCGGTAGTAAGCATCTTACCACCAACTGTACCATTGATAGTTGCTTCAGCAGCATCAAATCCTCTTGATAAGCAACCATACTTACCATAAGATGAGTTACCAGATACAGCACGTATTCTAGCACCACCTGTAGACATGTAAGAAATATGTGCGTAATATGTAAATGAAGATACAATTTCAGCAGCTGCTGTACCCTTACACCAGAACCCTACACCGCCCTCTAACACCTGTGTGAAGGCATCAAAGCACATTGACTTGAATGAAGGGGTTGGAGACCCGTCAAAGTGTGCGTGAGCGTCTCCATCAATTAATGCACCAACCGCAGCACCACCAATTGCAGAACAGTTCTGAATATAAGGTGATCTAGTAATCGCTGAAGCGGGATCAAGTCTTATGTAAACACCCTTTGTAGTAGCAACTTCAATATTTTTATCATTGGAACCATCAGGAACAAATCCTGTCATTCCTTCCATCACCAAATCCTTAATGATATTGTGTGTAGCAACATAGAACATTGTTGCTTCACTGTTTATCTGATTTGTAACAGCTGAGATTGCCTTGTAACCATCTGTAGAAGATGAATGACTCATGTTGCCATTAGTAATGGCAGTAGTAATAATAGTAGCAAATGTATTAAGAGCAGATGTTTGTGTAGCACATTTAGGGTTAGCAGTATCTGATGTCCCACCAAATGCTGTTTGAGTTTTTGTGTTACCAGCAGATTTAGTTACAGTTATATTCTGAATTACCTCTGCACCAACTGTGTCAAGGTATCCAACAAGAATCCCATCTTGTCCAGCGTTTCCTGTGATAGCACTACCACCAACATATGCAGTACCGTAAGCATGTACTTTATTATTACCACCTGACTTCATATTATAAGCAAAGTCACCAACAAGTGCTTGTAGACGTGCCTTAACAGAAGCTTCTGTACCACTGACAGCACCGTTGTTTGCTACATGACGATGATATGCTTCATGAGCAAGGAATTCTGCATTACTTGTAAGCAAATCAGAAGCATCTCCATGCTTATTAGATAAAACATCAACATACTTGTCGCTAGTTGTCCATAGTCCACCCGATACCGTCAGAGCAATTACTTCAGTTTTAGCAGCATTAACATCTAAAACTTTTATTGTTTTGGTTCCAGTATCATTCTCTACTATATCACCTCTTCTGAATGAAGTTAATGCAGCGACTGTTATTGTTATTTGATCTGAATTACCTGCAATTGGTTTGACAATTGTGTTTCTTATGTTGTCACCAATGACAGAAACGAATGCAGGTATATGAATTGGAAGACTTTCTTCGTAAATACCAGCCTTAACATATACACTAACTGGATTTGTAGCAGATGGTTTATTAGCTCCAGTTAATGCAGTAATATAATCCATCGCATAATGGATTGTTTTAAATGCTCTAGAAATTTGAAGACCATTATTACCATCATCTCCAGTCTCAGCAACATAGTAAACACTAGTTGTTGTATTATTTGTTTCCCATCTTGGAAGTAAAGGAGAACCACCAACTGTTAGAACTTGACCACTTGCAGCGGCTTGTTCAGTAGCAGTACCAGTTGATCCAGCTGGAAGTGAAATTCTGTTAATACCACCAGCAGCCTGATAAAGTAAGTCACCAGTTTCTTGAAGTACCTGTGCAGCAGCACCACCTTGTGCAATATAATTCCAATAGTTACCGTTGGTATCTAATTCTGGAGCTTGTGCAGCACCTGTAGTTCCAGAAGTTATACAAATATAAGTGTTGGAGTTTCTATTAACAATGTCACCTTTTTGGTAAACTGTTGCAGCAGACCAAGCACCAGTCCATTTAAATCCTTCAACTAAAAGTTTCCAATATGCAGTTGCTGTTGGAGCATTACCTGTTGTGGATACTGTACAAACATATGAATAACCACCAAATCTAACAACATCACCTGGAGCATATGCTGTTGAAACTCCATAATCTCCTTGAGCAGAGAAACCAGTTGTAACAACAACCCAGTTAGTAGTATCTAAGTTTGGTGTTGATGTTTGACCAGTATGATTTGTTTTTGCAGAATAAGTGTATCCTTTAAAAGTTACTATATCACCAATTTGATATGTTGTACTAGCAACCCAACTATCTTCAAATTTTAAACCCTCTAAGTAAGTAGAAAAATTGGTATCAGAAAAAGTAGCACCTGATGTGTGTCCAGTGGTGACACGATATTGTGAGTTACCATACTTGACAACATCGTTTATTTTATACCAAGTAGTTGCAGCCCAATCTCCTTTACTAAGAGTACCTTCAGTATGAAGTGACCAGTTGCTAAGATCAGAAGAATAAAATAAATTTTCGTTCGCTGCTGATGTATGATTTGTTGTACATACATATGCATTTGCACCGTACTTGACTATATCGTCAATGACGAAAGCAGTGGAAGTAGTCCAATTACCCTTCCAATTAAACTTAAGTCTGCCGAGTCTAAAATCTGCCATTTGTAAAAATCCTACTTAGGTCCGTTAGTTGTGTGATCATATGCTTTATTTAGTCTTGCGACTAAGTAACCATCATCATCAATAAAATAGGTTATTCTTCTAAAGTCAAACCTAAATTGTTGGTACTTATCATTTGGGTCATTAGATAATGCTCTTGGTCCTGCATTAGCAGTGACATATTCAGTACCTTGAAGAAAATCGGTGTATTCTTCACCGTCTGTTCTATGAAAATCAAAAACTGCATCTTCAGTAGACCTTGCTACTGTATAGTACAGCATACCTTCCGAATCTCTTCGTAAAGCATGAACTGTAAAATCATTGGAGTTAGCAACAGTTTGTTGTGTTTCTCCTGTACTTGCACTAAGATATAAAGACATTACGCTAAGATCCTCCAGTAAGTTCCGTCCCAAATAAATTGAACATAAAGTCCAGTTACATCAAGAGTAAAGCAGTTATCTGTATTACCAAATTTATTTAAAAACATTTGGTTACTTCCAGTAGCTACTTCCAAGCTAGCATTATTTATTCCCCAAGTTGCTTTGAAGTCAACTATTTCTAGCATGTCGCCAATATGAGGAACAATTCCTTGAGACTCATAAGGCATAGTAAGAGTTAATGCTGAATTTGATGTATCAATTAGATATCTTAATCCGCAAACTAAATTTCCATTGCTGTTTTTAATTTCCCATCTGGCTCTTTGTAATTCAAATCCACCAACATCACTGCCATCATGTACAACAGCAGTCTTTTTTTGGGTATCAACAGTTATCTCAGCATTAGCTCCAGTGAACTGTGAATGTTCAGGTGTATTGCCTTTTCTAAACTGTATCTGCGTGGTCATTTCATCTACGCACTATCTTTCAAAGTATATTTATGTCTTAAATAATCCAGACCTGAGTGAATGGTGGTTGGAATAGTTGTACTTGTACAAGTGCGATACCAGAAATTGTGACTGTTCCACTTCCTTCATATCCATCACGAACGAATGATTCATCAAGACTATTAAGATTTCTAATTCTTCCAGAACCTTGATATGCATGAGTACGGAGATCAATGCTATCTCCTGTAATATCAATTTCAACTCTTGCTTCTTCCGCAAATGTAAGTAGTGGATCGCCTGAAGTTCCTCTGATTGCAAGAGTTCCACCTTGACTGATAAGTTTGGAGGTTCTTGCTTGAACACCTTCTCCAATAAAGGAGAATAGCATTTGCTTCTCCAATGGATTGAAAGTAAGAGATTCCGCTGCACCACTGAGTTTTCTGAGAGAACCGAATCCAACAAAGTCTCTGCTTCTTGTAACGTATACTTCGCCAGTAAGTTTTGTTGTACCAGAACCAATGTGTACAGGAGAGAAACGTGCAACAGAATCGCCAAGTGTTTTGACTGTTCCTTGACCAACTTTGTCTCTTGCTCTTGTAGTTGTAGCTTGACCCAAGAATGAGAAGAGCATTTGCTTCTCATCAGGATTAAAGGTAAGAGACTCTGCTGCACCACTAAGTTTTCTAAGAGATCCAGATCCAATGTAAGGTCTGCTACGAGCAATATCACCATCTCCATAAACTCTGAATAGAGATGGAAGTGTAGTGATATCAAT